TATAAGACATATATAAGTAAATTTGCTACGATTGTATCAAATTCTAAAATTAACACTGGATTGAATCCAGTATCAGAATTGGTATATGGGCGTGATACAATTGTTTCTAGAGCATTGTTTTATTTCGACCACAATAAGGTTAAACAGCTTATTGATGACGGAATTATGGTAGACAAGTCAAAGATGAAGCATACTTTACATATTACAAATGCAGGTTCTATTGACATGTCTCAGTTGCATCATTGTGAGACAAGTTCAATCAACGACAATAAAAAAATTCGTGCAGCATCTTTTGATATTATTTTCTTCCTTATTCCAAAACCTTGGGATAGAGGAAAGGGATTCAATTATACTAAGACGCATCTAAATGTTGGATACTATTCCCCAGCACCAATTGACCCAAAGAGATTGGTATCTGAGGATGGTTGTAACTGGTTCCAACGTCAGAATGGACTTAAATGGGAAGAGGAAGGTGTCTATACAAACGACAGACTATCTCAAGAATATGATAAGTGGGCTGCTGGCGATGAAACATCCGTTGTCATTGGCAGACAGCATTTTGATTATGGTAATGAGTGTATCAACCTAGATATTACAGAGATATTCAACAAGTTCCTTGATGGTGATTTGGAGAATTATGGTATCGGTATGGCATTTTCACCAATGCTTGAGGTAAGCGACAGTGAGTATGAGAATTATGTAGGATGGCTTACAGACAAGACAAATACATTCTTTGAACCATTTGTGGAAACTAGATATGACGATGTTGTTTCTGACGATAGAGCTAATTTCGTTCTTAATAAGAAGAACAGATTATATTTATATTGCACAATCGGAGAAAGCCTTGAGGATTTAGACAAGTTACCAACTGTTACTATTACAAATAGTGAAGATGAGGTAATTCGTGATAATGGAGGCATGCTTATGGAGGATATTGAGGCAAAGAAGTTTGCGAAGGGTATCTACTATATTGATGTATTACTCTCTAAGAGCGATTTTGAGGCTGATACAATGCTTTATGACACGTGGGATGGGTTGGTATACCAAGGAGTAGAATTAGACGCTGTAGAGCTTGATTTTACGCTTAAAAATACACCTAATTTCTTCAACATAGGAAACTCTATGGAAGCAGACAGCATTACCTATAATCCAATGATTACTGGTATTAAAGAAAAAGAACAAATTAAGCGTGGTGACATCAGAAAACTTGTCATTAACGGAAGACCATCTTATACTTATAATACCTATGAGCTATTAGATAATATGGATATTAGGGTCTATGTTAAGGACGGAACTAGGGAGATAGATGTAATTGAATGGGATAGGGTTAATAAAGCCTTTACTAGTAATTACTATGTGATAGATACCAACATATTAATACCTAACAGATATTATGTAGATGTAAGGATTAAATACGGTATGAACAGTATCATCCACCATGACGTGCTTAGTTTCGACATTGTGGATGATTTAAATAACAGATACGCATAACAAAAAAGGTGGGAGTTACCCAACTTTTTTGTTTAATTCTTCAAGTTGTTTAAAGAAGTTTTCTTTTTCAATCTTTTTTTCTTTTCTTTGTGTTATGAAATTCCTAATTTTTTTACCTAGGTAAATAGGAATCGCAACAACTCCAACACAAACGGCAATTAGGATGGAAAAAGGCCAAACTATACATACCATTATAGCAGCAGCTGCCTTTAATACAATAAACCCATCACCATCTATGTTTTCATCATAGAAAATGCCTAACAAGAATAAAAAAATTACTCCTAGGATTATACTGATGATAATCCAAGTAGGTTCGAAAAATGAAAGTTCAAAAATCATATTAGTAGTTTTTTATACATTTGTGACAATTAATATTGCAAGTATGATATAAATATATATATCTTTCTCATAATGCAAATATACAAAAAAAAATCGGAATAACCAAATTTTGTTCCGATTTTTATATTATTTTATGAAATGAAGACTTTAACGTAAATCATTGATAACAATATCTAAACTTAAACGTTGTAGAGCAACCTCTGAAAATGTGAGTTACATACAAATAGTTTTTCTCGAATATGTCTATACTAAATGTCTTGTCAAATCCATAACGGTGACTTGTGTCGTAAATTCTCAGCAAGTTTTCAGATACGGAATAGTTGTATGTAACCTTGTCGCAGAAATTATACCTATAATCCTCATATGTGATAATGTCACAAGTCAAATCAGCATTGAAAACCAATACAGTAGAGAATCTTTCACTTTTATTGATGTCAACATCAAAGAACTCTTTCAGACCGTCACAGTCGTAGTCGGCATAACCGTTTTCATGAATAAGCTCCCAAGTGCCTATAATATATGTACGATAGAGACGTTTGTCAACCATTTCGTCTTCATCATTATGACACTCACAACTAGTAAATGCTGTTGCTATTGCAATCAGCATAAAACTAAAAAGAATTTTCTTCAACATATATTTCTTATTTTGTTATTTTTTCAACAATAATGCTCAGAACTTTGTCGCTCACCTCATTTGCCCAAAGAATTGTGCGAGTTGGAACTTCAACACCGAATTCAATGCGCAAGTCTGCATCAGATGCGTCAGAGTAGTCACTGCTACTACATGTGATTGTAGCGTTGTCAACATAGCTGCCGCAAGCATAAACATCAATTTTCAGTTTTTTGATATAGACTCTGTTAACGAGACCGTCACGAGTGCAGTCAGAGCTGATTGCATCACTTTTGCTGTATTCCTCACCATTGTTGTACACGGCATCGAAGATACAGCGAATCATTTCAAACCGTTTCATTTTTTATCGTTTTTTTTTGTTTCGTGGTGCAAAGGTACGAATTTTTTTTGAGACTACCAAATTTTTGTGGTATATTTTTAGATTCATTAACAATTATTCAGATATTTATACTAAAGTGATTAATGAATGATGGATAAAACTACATTATTTAATAATAAGAACGAAGCGCATATTCCTTGAAAGGGTCTATGCGCTTTTTTTTAAACTAAAACTTTATGGGAAAAAAGAAGAATCTAAAGGGATTGGATGAATTTGAAATCGAATTCATCGAAAACAAGATGAAGGGAGACAGTGCTCTCAATTATCTTACGTCATGCGGAATGGTGACACAATTAAAAGCTTTGAGTTTCAAACTTGACATCAAGTGTAAAAATGAGAAGCAAAAAGATTTTCTTAGGAATTTAAAAGATTTAGATTGTAAACTTAACATATGTGATGCACCAGCTGGAGTAGGTAAATCTTTGCTAGCTTTAACAGCTGGTTTATACCATTTAAAAAAAGGAAATGTTAGTAAAATCATAGTCATTGTGCCTACAGTAGAAGCATCAGAAGCAACTAAAATCGGACTTTTACCAGGCTCAATTGAAGAAAAAACATACCCATTTCAAATAGCAACAAGAGCTACAATAGAAAAAATCCTTAAGCTAAGTGGGAATGTTGGCTATAAAGAAGAAGCGCAGCAGTTAATCAATGGAGGCTTTATCGAGTTTGAACTATTAAGCTATGCTAGAGGAAGAACCTTTGATGATGCTTTTATTATCATAGATGAGGCTGAAAACCTCTCAAAAAAAGAAACATTGCTTTTGATTGGCAGAATGGGTGAGGGAAATACAAAAATAGTTCTATTGGGCGATAAAGAACAATGCGATAGAAATGGGTTAAGAGATGCTAGTGATTGCGGTCTTGTTCATGCTAAAGAAAGACTTAAAGACGTAGAGGGGGTTGTTATAGACGAATTTAATAACAATGATATTGTTAGAAATACTTTTATAGCAAAAATTTTTGAAAAATGGTAATTTTTTATTTTGTACTTGATATTTATCATTGATAAAATATATTAAATATGGGTAAAAAATTAACATTAGAAGAATTTATAAAAAGAGCAAGAATAATTCATGGTAATAAATACGATTATTCAAAAGTTGAATATAATGGAATGTTTAATAAAGTTTGCATAATCTGCCCTATTCATGGTGAATTTTGGCAAACGCCAGTTAATCATTTAAAAGGAAAAGGCTGTTCTAGTTGTGGGCATATTTTAACGTGGGATAAAAGAGGTAGAATTAATACAAATAAAATAGTCGAACTTTTTAAAGAAGTTCATGGCAATAAATATGACTATTCTAAAGTAAAATATCATGATATGAAAACTAAAGTTTGCATAATCTGCCACATTCATGGTGAATTTTGGCAAACGCCAGAAAAACATATTAAAAGGATGTTTGGATGCCCCAAATGCGGAGTTGTGAAACGTTCATTTAAAAAGATATTGTCTTTAGAGGATTTTATTGAAAAAGCCAAAAAAATTCATGGCAATAAATATGACTATTCTAAAGTTAGTTATATTAATTCTCATACAAAAATATGTATTATATGTCCTATTCATGGCGAATTCTGGCAAACACCTAACAAACATTTACAAGGACAAGAATGTCCAGAATGTAACGCAAGAAACAATAAACATGAATGTAATTTATGGAGAAAGCTATTAGAGAAGTATAAAGGGATAGAGATAATTCATGAATATCATAATTCAAATATTTTTGGTAAAAAAAGCATTGATATTTACTTTCCTAGTAAAAAAATTGGGGTAGAATATCAAGGTGGACAGCATTTTAAACCAATTAAAATGTTTGGGGGCTATAATGGTTTTTTAAAAATTGCTGAACGAGACAAGAAAAAATATGAAGAATGCTTAAGCAACGGTATAAAACTATTTTATTATACTGATGAAAAATGGAACATAACCGAAAATTACATAGATAAAGTCTATACAAATTTTGAAGAACTTTGTAAAGCAATTGATAGTTTAAATAAAAAATGAAGACATCGTAAGAAATCAATTAATCATTAAAATTCTCGACAATTGGGATTAAATAAAATAAAGGGTAAGATACATTTCTTACCCTTTTAATATTTATGTATATAATATTGTTATAACATGACTTGGGATGAATTTTCACAAAAATTAAATGATAAAATGGATAAAACGTTCAAGCCTACTAGGGAATGGATGGCAGCTAAGTATACTGAAATGAACGAACAGTTATTCAATGGCTTATTGGGTAATTGTAGTTTTGACATATTTACAACTGGTCGTGGCTCTCAAGGAGGTACTTTAGGATGGTTTAAGATTAAAGGTAGTAGGATTCTAATTGAAAGACGAAGCAGAAGAATGTATAAAGATGGGTGGGATAGAATTTACATAAATAGGTCAAATTTTGCTGATTTATGTTATCCTACAATTGAGTTGAATGGAAATTATACAGGAACAGAATATGGATTCCTTGCAACTTTAGTTCATGAAATGTGCCATTATTATACATATATGTATGGTTATGCGCCAAAACAAGGGCATGGACCAGAATTTAAGGAAATTGGTTATATTGTTTCTTCACGTTCAAACGGATTGTTTACAATACAGAGGCTAGCAACTGCTGAAGAAATGTCTCAGCTAGAACTAAGTGATGAAATGAAAGAGAAACGTGCAAAGAGGTTAGCCAATAAAAAATCTTCTGTTACTGCAATTATTGTTATGACAAAAGATGGGAAAGTCAAACTTACAATGACATCTAGTCAAAATTTAATTAATTTAATAACCAACACTGAGAGAAATGAAAGGAATGAAAATGTTGTCGCAACTAATGATTCTAGTGTTATAGATTATCTTTTCAGTAAAGGTTACAGAAAAAATATGAGGACTTGGAGGTATTGGAGTCTTGAAGATAAACCTTGGATTGAAGAGTTAAAAGAAATGTTGCCAGAAACAAGTGGGCAAGTTCTTGGAGTTAAGAGACAGCAGCAACCTCAAGTGCAACAGCAAGAGCCAAAGCAACCAACTAGAGTATTTTCAATTAGAACTAGCACTGGAACATTTGAACACGATGGAAGTTCTTATTTTGGGCTTAAAAAAGCTTTGAGAGAAAGATTTCCTAAGATGAGTGATGAAGCACTTGAAAAAATAATACAAAACCTAGCAAATTATAGAATGGAAGAGAATAGAGTTAATGTAAAGACAATTATTGAGGGTGTTATTGATGAATTTATGGAAAATGAATTTAGGGGAGCAAACAACAACAATGATTCCGTAGAAATAACACCAGATATGAATTTAGGTAAATATTCACCATTGGAAATAGCATAAATAAAAATGGAGATAGATTAGTTTCTATCCCCATTTTTTAATTACTCTTTATTTACAATACTCTTATAGAATTCAACTCTCTGTCTACAAATCTCAGCGAGTGAATATCTATCCTTAACAAAGTTATATAGATTATCTTGAAGCTTCTTTAACATATCTGCATCGTCAGCAAGTTTATTGATGTATTTAGCCCACTGCTTATGGTTCTTTGATGAATCAACCAATAGTGCTGTACCTTCCTCATTAATCTTACCTCCCTTTTCAATCATAGGAACTAGGTTAATTGTATAAGCACCGAAATTCTGACCAATGAATGCAGTGTGTGTGAATCCGCACTCAATCTCCTTCAATTCAGACTTAACCTTATTAAACTCATTTTCCTTCAATGGCGCAATAAGCACATCGACATTCTGATAGTGTGTTGCGTAGTCATTGATGTGTCTTGTCCACATTCTACGATATGGTTCATTGGTAAATGGGTCATCAACACCAGCCATGTATTTCATCAAGAAGTCCTTATGTTCTGGTGAGATTGTTCTATAATTATCACAGAATATTTTCTCATAATCGCACCACACGCTCTCTTGTGGATAAATTGGTCTTGTTTCAACCTCTCCATTATCCTTATAGATTGTTCTAGTACCTCTTGTATCAAATCCGCAAAGAACAAACTGTACCTTATCCTTATTAACTTGAGTTGCGATACCACTAAGCAATTCCAAGTCCTTCAAGTGTGAAGAACCACAGATAATGCCAACTCTCAATCTATCAGTTCTAGGATTTTTTGCAACTGCATATTGTTTTTCTTCTGGGTTGATTGCATTTGGAAAAACTTTAACGTTTTTGTTATGCTGCTTAATTACATCAGCAAATATTGGAGTGGTTGTTGTTACATAATCAGCCTTTTTAAGATGGTTGATAATTGGCTCATGCCACCTCTCCTTCTTAGCTGTAATTGACATAGGGTGGTCATTTCCTAGCTTAAAGTGGTCATCAATGTCAAGAATGACTGGAATACCTAGGAACTTAATCATATCAATAATCTTACATTGCTTATCTAACTGCTTATGGATATGAATCAGGTCATATTGCTTTAAGAAAGCCTCCAAATCACCGTTAGGCATATTATAAACAATGTCAACATCAAACTCATCGCCATAATGCTCTGCAATATATACGTGAGGGTCAACAGACCTGAACTTTCCTACCCCTGTGGTGTCACTGGGTATTACTAGCATTTTAATTTTTTTGCTCATAACTAGTTATTTCTTTTATAATATTATTTTCGTTGTTATATACTTTCTCCCCTAAAAATTCTGTATGGTTATGTTCACTATCATAATATAGCAATTTAATACCATTTTCTTTACAAAGAATAAGTTTTTTCTTATCTCTTTCAATAGTTTCTTTAAAACTTTTTTCACCACCAAAATCTAAAACTGGCTCAAAGTGTTGCCTTCCTTGACATTCAATTGCAATTTTATATTGGTATGTACAGCATAAGGCAGCATAAATAAAGAGCAATCATTGCTGATTGCTCTTATTATGTTATTGTTCAACCTTAGTCCAACCATATTTGCCAAGGTAGTAATTACCTGTCCCCATCCACACATTATAACCACTGCTACCATTTGGTACTGTTAATGTGCCACCTGTTTTGACTCTATAGAATGTATCACTTTGTATTGTAGGTGCTGTCATTGCAAGACTTGTTATGCTTGTAAGACCACTACAATCTTGGAAAGCATAATTATCAATACTTGTTACACTATTACCTATTGTACAATTTGTAAGACCGCTACATCTATAGAAAGCATTATCACCAATACTTGTTACACTACTTGGTATATCTATACTCGTAAGACTAGTACATTCAGAGAAAGCATATTGACTAATACTTGTAAGACCATTACCTATTGTACAACTTGTAAGACCACTACAATTTCGGAAAGCACTATTACCAATACTTGTAACACTATTCGGTATGGTTATACTTGTAAGTTTATTGCAATCATAGAAAGCATCATTACCAATACTTGTAACACTATTCGGTATGGTTATACTTGTAAGACCATTACAACTACTGAAAGCTTGCAGACCAATACTTGTAACGCCATTACCTATTGTACAACTTGTAAGACCACTACAATTTCGGAAAGCACTATTACCGATACTTGTAACACTATTTGGTATTGTTATGCTTGTAAGCCTACTACAACCATAGAAAGCTTGAATACCAATACTTGTAACACCACTTGGTATGTCTATACTTGTAAGACTAGTACAGCCACTGAAAGCATTATAACCTATAAATCTTGTATCTTCTTTCAAGGTATATGTTGTTGCAGTTTTAGTTGTTGCAGAGATAGCATAAGTATCAGCATATCTAATGTTATCCACTACAGGTAATGAGGTACAACCATAGAATGCATCATTACCAATACTTGTAACACCACTTGGAATAACAATACTTGTCATACCACTACAACCATTGAAAGCATTACCACCAATGCTTGTAAATGTATCTGCGATAACAACACGTTTAATCGTTGTTAGATTATAGAATAGTGGAGCACTATTACCTACAGTTGTTGGGTTTTTGAACTCATATTTAATTACGTGTTCACCAACACTATTAAACTGATATGTTTTAACAACACTATCAAGTAATGCACCATCTACCTCTACTGACTTAATGCTATTGTCGTAGTTAGTACATATGGTTGTTGGACTACTTATGTCTTGTATGTCATAGTAAACAACAAGCCTTGTTTCAACCCAAGGATTGTAATACACCTCATTCTCTTGCACACATAGACTTACATTAGGCAAAATTTAATTTTGCCTAGCTTCTTCATACTCAGTATGATTTTCAAATTTTCTTAGATATTTCATAATATTTTTATTTATAAAATTTACTTTGGTTATTTCTTTATAAATATCCTATGGAAACAAAAAAATGCAGTCCTTCGACTGCATTTTTATATTACATAAATATTCATTTTGGGAACTTGGAGTCAACAAATATATAGTTCCCAAATTTTATATTATCAATAGTAAAATAAAAAAAAGAGCACCAATTTTTGGTGCTCTCTTTTAAAAATAATTGGTTTTGTGTTTATGGCATTGTTTTTATATAATTCATTGTAAAATTCATATGCTATTATAGCTTTTTCGTCATAATACAATTGTTTATTTGCAATAGTTATAGTATCAATAGTTCCACAAGAAATAAACAATAATAATGATAAAACTAGTAATAATATTTTCATATCAGTTTATTGCTTTCATTTATGAAGTTATTTTCAATTGTCATTTGTTCCATGAAACAGTTATACATTTTAAATGAACGCATATATCCAATAAATGTTCCTGCGAAATATTTTTCCAAAGGATAAACTCTAGTAGGATTTAACATATAGTTATATTGTATTGTTTCAGCCAATCCTTGAGTTCCACCGCCTATTGATATGTTATAAGGCACACCCTCTTGTTTTTCATATAGTTCATGTAATGCCCTCAGTTCAATTCTTGGTAGCTCCTTTGAAACATATCTCAATTTACCATTTACATAGAACATCAGCTTCATTTTATCACCACCTAAGAAAGACATTCTAACATTAACAGTAACCCATTCACAATCTGGTATTACACCCTCAAATGAATATCCTTCTACCATTAATGTATTATCTCTTTCCTCTTTGTCGCAGTCAACGGTCAATAGCCTATATCCAATCTCTCCTTTATCTGTAATTCTAAACGCCAATGCGTTGTTATAAAGGTCTTTGTAAGGGTTGTAATAGTTGGCATCCTTATCTCTTAATGTGTCAATTGTGTTGACGGTGTAACCAGTCTTTGTGCGGTTCATTAAAATGAATAAATTACCATTGAAATTATTTCTTCTACCACAGTACATATATTGTGTACCCTCTACCCAATTTTTAATTGTTTTACTTGATTTTGTTCTATCGAACATCATATATTTATTATCTGTGTGGAAATAATACCAATGCGCTTCTGCAAGATTGAATCCGTTGTCTGTATAATATTGGAAATCAGTTATATCTAGCTCTGGCTCAACGTAGCATATGCAGTCTTCCAAGTCTCCTAGTCCATCCCATCCACCTATGTAGTCACCTTCACCGAATGCTATACCGCCACTCAAGAATTCATCCTCTTCTTCTGCTGACCTAACCTTTTTCTTTTTGTATTTAACTGGACATCCACAGCCAACGAAATAAGGACTGAGAATATATTCTTCACTCTTTGGTACGTTACAGCACCAAGAAGACATATTGATATGGTCTTCATCCTCATCAATGAGTTTTGGCTTTTCTACTAGTTGAACCTCAACATAGTCGAACATTTCATCCCAATCACAATAGTCTTTTGCATATAGTTCTTCATCATAGTAATTGAAATTTGTATAATCGTCTATATCTAGTGGTGGGTCTTCATAGAATTCTGGGTCAAGGTCATAGAAATTACCAATAATATGGTCTTTTTTTTCAATTGCCCCATCTTCAACGAAGTCATCCATACCTAATTGATAACAGTTTTCCAATCCATCTACATCTTCTTCATCGTAAAGGTATATCCATTTATTCTCTGCTCTAGTTCCAATGTAGAAGAAAATACCTTTATTTTCTGGATATTTGTCATTAAGCGTTTTTGTTGATTCAGGCTCTAGGTCACATCTTTTCAATGTAAATTCTAGGTTATATGTTTCACCATCATCGAAATGAGTTGGCAATACTTGGTATTTATCGCACTCTGTCTTAAAGAATCCTTGGTAGAAGCCGCCATTAAACATTACATAGCCGTTTTCTGCGTGTAATGGGTACTCATATTGCAGCGTGCTACCGCTAACAGCGTGTAGTTTCAACCTCGTGTCATTTTCAGCTATTTCTAGTTTATTTGATTGGAATATCTCTAAGAAATCCTTGTTTAGTATTCTATCTTTCCTAAATGTGAATAATCCGTTATCAACTCCAGTATATGTTATATTATATAAGGTATAGCCGATTGACAATGCATCATCCCAGCTATACTCACTTTCACTCTTAATCCATCCACTGTCATCACAATCAGCATGTGTCAAATCCATGTATGAAATTAAACAGTTATCAGCATTATTTCCATAATGTCCATAACTGTCCTTATTAACAAAGAAATCCCAATATTCATCTTTGTTAATTCTTAATCTCAATCTATGATAGTTATTTACCTTTAAATTTGCCATTGTAACGCATTATTTTACTAATTATAAATATTTATTTAATAATAAAACAGATAGATTATGAAAATAATAAATTTGAATGAATCTCAATTCACAAGGCTGTTTGATGAAGGTATCGAGAATTATGGTAAAAGTAATACTCCAGAGTACCAAAATCAAGATGAAGTTACACTTACAGCCAAGAAAACAAACCAAGATGGCGATATAGAAGATTCAAAACCAATTACTACTGATAAGTTCTCAAGACAACAGACTCCACAGCAATGGGGTAGTGTCGGTGGTAGAAAATCATCAAATACAATTTAATTGAAATGGCTATTATATTTGAAGACTCAGCAAAGGTAACAAAGAAGCAAATACCAATTCCACAGAATGCCAAGAATGTGTTCAAAGCTATGAAGAAAATCTATGAACCATACTTGGATAAGAATATTCCTGGAAGTAAGATTCTGAAGTCTTTGGGTAGCGACAAAAAATATAACAAAAAAGGTGCAAACGCACAAACAAACGGAAAGGATATTAAGCAAGATTCCGTTAATGTTAATGACGCAAAGGTGAGATTGCACAGAATGAATAAACTACCCAAGAACAGTATCCAATACCAACTAAATGGTGGAGAATTGGCTGCTAACATATACAGAAAGGGTATTGAACGTGCAAGGGGAACAAAAGAGGTAGAGGCTGTTAAACCACCGAAGCCAACAAGTAATGCTGATTTAAGACATGCTGATACAAAACCTGAAACAATCAAAACACCAAGTGGAAAGATTACATATACTGTTACTGCGGAAAATAGTGTTGTTAAAGAATCTTTGGATAATGAAGAACACCCATTTTATGAATATTTGGAAGAGTATGATGTTAATTATGTGCTAGATGATTTTTTTGAAAACCCTAAAGGAAAACAAAATTGGGGAGTGTTAATTAATCCAGATATGTATGCAAAGGCATTGAGAGAGTTTACACAATACGGAAAACTAATTAATTTTCCAGCTAAATATGTTTATCAATGGATGGGAATCATAATGAAAAATACTGCAATATTGGAAGTGAATTCAGCGATTGCTGGACATAGAGAATATTCTGATTCTTACGAAATTGCTGATTATGCAAATAATCGTTTTGGCATTGAAATAGAACCAAATTATGAATCTTGTGAAAATTGGCTTGAAGAACAAGGGTTGTATGATTGGATGACAATGCCAGACGGACATTTTGCCGTTACAGACTATGGAACTAGACCACTTTTTAAAATAATAGAAGAATATAATGAAGATTTGCCACCAGAAAAAGTATTGGTCTTAGTTAATAGAGCATTAGATGTCTATCATATGCAAGGTCCGATATGCTCAATATTTATCCAAGGTGGAACTAAATCATTAGACAAAATCGCAGAACATACTCAGAAATCAAAGAAAAAAATTTACATAACAGAAAGACAAATCATTAAGTTAAGGCATGGCAAATACGTTAAATAATACATTAAATAAGGTTGGTGATGCTATTGAGGCTGTAATGGGTGGTGCTAAGAAATCCACGCCATATAATGACCCAAACCGTGTATATACAGGTCAAACTTGTCTTGAGCGATTTGGTATGGAAGCTAGAAGTGCTCACCTTATGAGAAATGAATGGAAGAGAGACTTACAGTACACAAAACTACTTGTTGATGCTGAATATCTCATCCAAACTGAATTTAAGGTGTCTTCTTACGAGGATAGATTGAGAGAGCAAGAAGACGCAAAGGTTCAAAAACAAAAAGAACTTTCAGAAAAGGAAATTAAAAAAATAGAGAAAAAAAGAGATAAAGCTAAAGAAAAATACGATAATTATAGTAAAATTCTAGAAGAAAGGCAGCAGCCAAAAGAAAAGATATAAAAAGTATATAAATACTATTTATATAAAAAATAAAATATTTAAAATTTATAGAGAATATGGCAAATACAGTTCAAAATGGTCAGACATGCCTTGAGAAGAGAGGTATGGAAGAAAGACACGTTGAGATAACTCGTAGTGATTATAACATTGAAAATCAGTACGGTGCTACTCACAAAGACGCACTTAGTGATGGTGATGCACAAGGTAAGGGTACTGGACACGGAGGACACACTCACTACTTACCAGACTGTACAAAACCAACAACAAGAATTGATTACAGCAACTTTGATACCGAGAATGGCGGTGGCTGTTACGATATTAAAGGTAGGAACGGAATAAGCGGACGTGAAAGGGCATTGGCAATTTCTATGTACAATAAGGAAGTTCCTTACGGAGCAAAGCTTGTAGATACTACAGCTAATGTTAATGATGGTCAGTATTTCGTTGGTCAGCAGATTGGTAATCCAAATTCAAACTGCGGATAAGAATAATTGACTAAAAGTAATATATTATGGTTTATGACAATAAGAGGTTGAATGACCTTGCCAAGAACATATTAATTGGTATGGAGTTGGTTGACAAGAGAGTTGATACCCTTGGAGGTAAAAAGGTTAAGAAAGAACTTAACGAGGAAGAGCAATTAGAAGCAATGAGGGAAACACGTGATTTCTTTGAAAATAATAGAAATCAAGCTAAGTTGGAAGCATTGAAGAAATTGATTGTTGATAACCAGTATCAAGAAAGATTCAATAATCTTTACAAAGGTATCAAAGAAACTCCACAGAGTCAGCTTAACGAAATGAATATGGCAGTCACATACAACCCATATAGCGAGAGGGAATAACAATGATAAGTCTTAAATTATGCGACATAATTAAAAATCTTCTAAAAGAAGATGTTTCTAGTGATGAGGTTCTAGATGCCATTCATAACAAATACTATGTACGAATAAATTATGATGATGGTATGCAAGACAATGGTAGGAATCCCAAAGGAAGTCGTGTAATTCAGCCAATGGCAATTGGTACAACAAAAAAAGGATACCCAGTAGTTAGAGCATTTCAAGTTAGTGGTAACTCAAGAAGGGGAGCACCTAAATGGAAGTTCTTCAGACTTGATAGAGTCACATCTTGGAGACCTATGAGGAATAAAAAATTCTTTACAACACCTGACGATGGATATGGTGAATATAACAGAGTCGGTGATAGAAGTATGGGTACTTTTGTTGACAATGCCAAGTTTGGTGATATGAATGACCCATTGGAGAGAGCAAGAGCCGAAAGACAACAAGCTGCAAGTGCGCCAAAAGTTTCGACTAAAAATGCTCAAGGACCAATATCAGCAAACCAGCAATGGAAGAAAAACGTATTTACCTCACAGCCAAATAGTGAGAGATATGCTCAGTTTGCTAGGAATGTTGATAAAAGTGGAGAAAAGACTGATGAGTATTGGGATGATTATGAAAGAGCTTTGCAGCAAGCAAATGCTCAAAATCAAGCACCAAGACCACCTCAATCTCAATCTGGTCCAGTTGACAACAGTTATGATGAAAATTTCTATGATGTCAACGATGTTGATTTCAATGAAAATAATTTTATAAAGAATAAAAACAGAAGATAAAATGGCAAACGCAAATCCAGCAGATAAACAAGCAAAATTGCAGAATGCGATGTCTAGGGCTAAAAAGCTTATACAGTTAGAATCAAACGGTACTTTGGATAAGATTGCCGCTGGTGCTAGAGACGGTGTCAACAGTTCTCTAGAGAGTGGTGATATTATTACAGAACAATTGATGACAACACCTAGAAATAGAAGGACAGAAGCACCTATAGTTGGGGCTAAGATGGGAGAAAATGCGATGAATGTTCCAGCTGCTATTAGAGAATCTTTCTCTACCAATCCAATTGATGAGTCTAGCCTTTATTCAGCATTTGGTGGTGCTCAAGGTGGCAACGATGATTTGGCATTCTTAACTGAGGATATTCCTACTCCACGTCAACCACAACGTGTTAATATGCAGTCACAAGATGTTAGACAGTTGGTTAACGAGGGCATGGGCTATCAGCAGCCACAATACGCACCTCAAGTACAAATGTCGGCACAAGTTGACTATCCTATGATTAGAACCATCGTAGAGGAAATTGTTAGAAAATATGCAGTATCATTGAAGAATAAGATTATCAATGAAGGTGCTAACAGTAATGAGATTAATACTATTAGTCTAGGCAAGACATTCAAGTTCTTAGACAGTAAGGGAAATATTTATGAATGCCAGATGAAAAGAGTCGGCAATATAAATGATAAAAGAAAGAGCGTTAATGGTTAACGCTCTTTTTTTTTTCAGAAATGGCTACATTTTTGCATATGTTGATATTTATTATTAAAATAACGAAATAATATGTATTATATTATGAATAAGAAACTTATAAGATTAACAGAATCAGATTTACATAGAATTGTGAAAGAGTCGGTAAATAGAATATTGAAGGAGGTGAAATATGATTATGAAAATCAAGCATATGATGAAAAATATGATGGCGAAAATACGTATTTACAAGTTTCAATGATGAGTTCACCTGAAATATATATAAAGTGCAATAACGGTAGAAAACCCTCGTCTGATTATATAAAAACCTATAACATTTTATCTTCAAATCAACCAGAAAAAGTACTTGACTTGTGGAGAAAATGCGCTTATGAAAGCAATGTAGTAACAAATATTTCAGATGAACGTAAATTCATCGTTGAAAAAGATGCAGATGGTATTTATTTGATGATTAGGGTTGATAACAAAGAAGATTTTCAAAGGTATCAAAATGGAAATTGGTAGAAATTCTATGCTACCATCAATCCAACTCTAATCTCAATCCACTTACGAACAAGTCCAATCGACTTGTCGAACATATGGGCGAATCTTTCTGATTCGCTCATTTTTCTTGTGTTCCAAATCATTGCTTTTTTAGTATTGTATATAGTCATTCAAAAAGAAATCATCAATTATCCCCAATTTAAGTGCAGCCCTATAAGCTGTTTGGTTTCCTTTAAAAAACTCTGTTTTAGTATCATATTTTATTGCTTCTTTCTCTATATTTTCATAAGTCCAATATCCCCATTTATGCTGTTTCTTTTTTACTAACCAATACATTTTATCTATGTAACCATACTTATATGCCGCAAGAAAAGCGGTCAAGTTCCCTTTTTTAAATTCCTCCTTTGTTGAGTATTTTCTCGCTTCTTGCATCATATTTTCCTTATTTTTCCAATAACCTTTAGGCAGTTTATTGCTGTTTTTGTCTAACCAATTCATTTCATCAATCCAGTTGTTTTTTAATGCTGAATTATATGCAGTTTCAGAATTTTTTTTAAAACTAGTCCTAGTTTTATATTTTTTTGATTCTTCTATTACATTTTTTTTTATATGCCAATATCCTTTGGGTTTACGATTTTTTCCTTCCATTTTTGAACCAATTAATTTCGTTTATATATCCATACTTATGTGCGGCCCAATAAGCACTTTGGTTTCCTTTTCTAAATTCATTTCTAGAAGTATATTTTTTGGCTTCTTCCATAACGTGCTCTTTGTTTTTCCAATACCCAATTGGAAGAACTTTTCGTTCATATTTCCATTTTACATCTTTAAAATATCCGTATTTCAAGCCAGCAGCATATGCTGCAAGATTGTTTTTCTCAAGTTCTTTTTTTGAGCCATATTTATTAGCTTCTTTTAAAAAGTTTTCTTTATTTCTCCAATATCCATTAGGATGTATTCTATTTTTAGGAAACCATACCATTTCTTCAATCCAACCCTTTTCTATAGATATGTGATATGCTTGACCAGCATTTTTTTGAAATTCGCTTCTAGTTTTATATTTTTTAGATTCTTCAAAACATTTTTCTTTACTCCATTTTCCTTTGCACATAAGCCCAAGACTACCGCAAGGCTGTTTGTTTATCAAGTTGAAGCCGTTTTCTTTATAGTGCTCTGCCCAATAGGATTCTCTAACAGCCCCTTCAGTTACGGTTAATCCACTTTCAATTACCTCAATTTTCGGTATTTCGATATTATTTTCTTTTGCGAATTTAAACACTGTATCATTCTCCCTTGTCCTATGCTGTCTGTCTCGTGTCTCTAGGTAGATAGTCCTTCCGACGTATACTGCGTGTTCTTTTTCGAAATGATATTTATATACGGTGTCAATTGGGTCTTTGTATACATTTTTAGAATTTAGCCAAGTCATTTCATCTAACCAATCATTTTTCTTTGCAACGGTATATGCCCCATAAGAACCTTTAGAAAAAGCTACCCTTGAGGAATATTTTTTACTTTCTTCAATTGTTTTATCTTTATCTTCCCAATGTGTTAATCTATGTGCCATATTACATTTGTCTAGTTTATAGTTATTTCTATATATAAATATAGTGAATAATTAGAATTATTCAATATTTTTTAATATTTATTTTTAAGAAAATTAATAAATAATTTAACTATATTAATTATGAGAGGTCTTTATTTCTACAAATTAATTAGTCCTTATGAAGAGGACGTAACAAAGAACTGCCGTTTGACCATTAATGAAATTGACTCAAATTTCTTATCTTTGAAAGACGAGGATATTAAGAGTGCAGACTTCGATAGAGAAAACAAGACGCTTGTTTTGACTAGAAACAACGGTGAAAAGCTTATCGTTGTCTTAGATGATGCGGCATATGATTTGAATATTGATGCCAATTGTTCAGATGAAGGTGTTTCTTTATCAGTATATTATGATGGGAAGAATGGTGTGAAACAATTTAAGATTGACCACCTTATCACATTAGAAATGCTTAGAGACAAGATAGAGGAACTTATTGGCACTGACATTTTAACAAAAGTTATTACCGATGGCACACTCAAGGGATATGGTACATTAGATTCTCCGTTAGGTTTAAATGGAACTGAGAAAACTGGTATGTATGCTCCAGTAATTGCAAGAATTGATTTGACACAAGGTGGTAAATTACCAGAAGTTGCCAAATTAGGAACTAGATATGCAACAATTGAGTATGCCAATGATTATGGATACTTGTATAACGGTTCTGGCCTTGATAAAATTTCAAAAAATATATCTGACGAGGGTCATGGATGGAGAGTTCCGTCAAAAGAAGATTGGGATACTCTGCTAAATTTAATAGAGCCTTGTGAGTATAGAAACCATAACTCAGCAAGATGCCATGTTGAGTTAGGAAAGGTTGCAGGTAAATATTTAAAATCAGTTTGTGGATGGGTTGGTTCGCCAAATTGTGATTGTACTCCTACTGTTCCAATTACTAGTTGTACTTTCTCAATTGAAACTGGTGATGAAGATTATATTTCTTATGATGATAACACATCTGCCAATGATTCAGATGTTCCTGATGAGAAGAAACGTAAATGTACTGGTGTTGACAAATATGGAATGTCTATACTTCCAAGTGGTGTTGTTACACTTGATGGATACGATAGACCACAAGCATCAGCTTTTGGAGAGAAATCGGTCATGTGGACAACTAGCCATGTATATGGTGATGCTGAACAAGATAGATATGTTAAGATATTTGATTGGAATAGGTGTGGGGTGACACAAGAAGCAGAATGTCCTTCACCATTTTATTCAGTAAGGCTAGTTAAAGATTACAATGGCTCTAATTATTTTGATACTGAGTACATTGATGGTATACCATATAAAACAATATTATTTCCAGAAATAAGACAAATTTGGCTAGCAAGTAACTATGCTAAGAAAGAAGGTTTTATTCCTGCTGATGGAGACCAAGATGGTGCAGAGGTTGCTGAAGTAAATAATGGAGAAATTATAGAAAAAAGAAAAGCAGTTTTCTTAAACGAATGGAATGGATGCTATTGGGAGAAAAAACAACTTAATGAAGGTGATACTGTTGTTGTAGAAAACACTTGTTTTGATGTCAACAATGGTGAGAAAACCACAAATGTTTGCTGGATTGATGCTGAAGATGTTGAACATTGTGTTGAGGTAGTTATACCTGATGTTGCACAATATAATATTGAATATAGAGTTTTTACAACTGGAGGAACTTCTACGCAAGATGAGTGCAACCAAGATTTGGTAAATACTGATTATTTGGCAATTGAAAGATTGCTTAGAATTATCATTCCTATTATTGAACAAGAAAGAGAAGAGAGAATTTCAGGAGATACAGAAATTTGGGAAGAGATTGATAATATCAATAATAGAATTGATGAAGAGATTTCAGCAAGAACCGAAGGAGATTTAGAATTGTGGGAAGCATTGGCCGAAGAAGCAGAAGCTCGTGCATCTGGAGATACTTATCTTAATGATAAGATTAACGAAGAAATAGAAAGAGCAACAAGAGAAGAAAATGATATACGTGATGCCTTAAATAAGGAGATTTCTCGTGCTATTAGTGCTGAGACTGCTTTAAATGTCAAGATTGATGCTGAAATTTCTAGAGCAGAAGCAGAAGAAGAGAGGCTTGATGAGAAGATTGACGCTGAGACTGCTAGAGCAGAAGAGGCTGAAGCAGAACTTAATGAGAAAATAGATGATGAAATCGAGAGAGCTACAGATAGAGAAGATGAAATCGAACTAAAGCTTGATGAGGAAATCGAGAGAGCAAAAGCCAGAGAGGATGAAATTGATGGACAATTGATTAACCCATCAAAAAATCCTTACACAATGACAGCAGCAGTTGGTAAAGATTTGTTTAATTTAGTTCTTGAATCAAAGGACGGTAATGAGGAACATTTTATCAAAATAATGTTTGATGGTAATTTTGGCGAAATTTAATAAATTGATAACAATATATAGTAAAATGAATACAATCAATAGATTACAATTAAGACATCACGGTAATGGCAGTGGATATACCGCTGCGGATGGTGTGTTTGAAACAAGACAAGATGCCATTGAGTATATATATAGCCAAATAAGGTTTGCTGACAGTGGTTTAGCTTATGAAGATAAGAAATACGGTTATTCGTTATTTGCAGAACCAACCATTCTTAGATACAAGAATGTTGAAGATGAAACAAACCCACACGTTATTTTGGCAATAGGTTCTTATACTAATGATGGTGGATTCGGTTATGGTGACAACAGATTTTGTATTATTGACATTGATAATACAGAGAAGGAAATTGAGGAATTGTGGGAAGAAATAGAAAAGGCAGTCAAAGGTTTGACTATATTCACAAAAAACAGTAATACATTGAACTTATACTCTGAGAAAACAGAAGACGGTACAATTATTAGCGGTGATGTTGTGGTTGCGACATCCCAGATATTTGATGATGTTCGTAAGCCAAATATCATCCTTAACACTGATGATGGCTTGTTCACATATGTGGATATGAAAGTTGATGAAGAAACTGGATGTATCTTGTTCACAGTCAATGGTGACACAAAAGAATTTCCGATAAACAATTATTATATTGTAAAAGGATATTATAGTAAAAAAGATGAATCTTTACATCTATTAAGAAAAGATGGGGTTGATGTCGTTGTGTCACTTGAGAATCTTATTGATGAATGGGGCGTTGAAGGAGAAGCATCAAATACTCCTATTGTTCTCACTAGAGAAGAGGTTGGATATGGTGATGATGCACTTCACAATCATGTTGAACCTTGGCAAGATGTTCTTAAAGCAGATGTAAGACTTGCTGACAGAAGGTATAACATATTGAAGAAAACTAGTGATGGAAGATATTTGTATGTTGATGGATTGGCAAGTAATATTACATTCTTTAAGGATGGAGAAGAAATGTCAGTTCAAGAGGCACTTTCTAATGCGGCTAAAGGTACTTCAAATGATAGTACTAATATTATTTATGAAAAAATTGATGGGTATTATGCAACTGCTAGTTTAAAGTATTTAAACAAGGAAAATAAACTTATTTTTACAACGTCAAACGTTACTGGTGGAACTTCTGTTGAGGAAATACATCTTAATTCTGTTGAAGCTTTTACAAAAATTTATTATGACCCAGTTACTGAAAATTTAGTAATTTTATATAAAGATGGAAGCGGTGACATACAAGAAGTGGATATTCCAATTGGCCAAATGATGCAAGATTGGGAATGGGATATTCAGAATGAAGGGCATAACATAAAATTACATAAACAAAGAGTTATTGCAGGAAATGATAAAGTATCTGCTGATGCTGCAATTTACGATGACCCAGATAATATTTTGATTGATAAGAACCATGAGTTGTTCGTTAAGGGTACTGCTGACAATATCAGATATGGTAGAGACGGTAATGTAAGTGATGAGCTTGATAAACTTAACGCTAACGATGCTGGCATTAACGCTAGACTTAACGAGACTAGTGGTAAGGTTGATACTTTGAGAGTAGAGTTTGACGCAGAGGTTGAACGTGCTACTAGCGAGGAACAGCGTATTGAGGACAAGATTAATAACGAGATTACTCGTTCAAAGGAAAAGGACACAGAGCATGATTCTAAAATCAGCACAATTGAACAGACAATTGGTGACGGTTTCTCAATAGATGGTCATGAGACTATAACTTATAAGTTCAATGAGTTGTCTGCAAAGACAAACACAATTTCTGCAAAGACTGATACAATTGATGCTAACCTTGGATTGCTTTCAGCAAAGACAGAGGCTGAGATTGTACGTGCAAAGAGTGAAGAACAGAGAATTGAGAAGAAATTCGATGACGCACTTGGTGAGGGCTTCGACATCCGTAACACTGTAAGAGACGAATTCGATAGAGAAAAGTCTGAGCGTGTTGGTGAGGATGCAAGACTTCAAGCAGAGATTGACGCACTTAGCGCAGATACAAAGGGTAAACTTATTGATGTTATTAATCTAGACCATTCAATTGATGTTGATAAGACAGACCCAGTTAAGCCAGTAATCAGCGTAAATCTTAGTGAAGAGAAGATTGAGGGTATGCCTAATGTCATTAAATTGAATAATGACGGTTTATATGCAGGTGTTGACCTTGATTACTATTTCGAGTCAGGCACTAGCAAGAACGTACTTGTGTTCAAGACAACAAACGGAACTAAGACATTTGACTTGAAGACCAACTCTGTTGTAGATAAGATTTACTACGACCAAACAAGGGAGGCAATCATTATAGAGTACACTGTAGATGGTCATAGAATGCCAGACGTTGTTGTTCCAGTTCACGACTTGATTAACGAGTGGCGTGTATCTGAGGATACAAACGGTGCAATCAAGCTTTACAAGTACAGAGAAAGTGGCGCAACACAAGATGTTCTTTATGCTGAATCAATCATTTCAGACCATGAGGATAACATCTTAATCAATGATAACGGTGCTCTTTATGTATCTGGTGCTCAGATTGAACAGAACAAGGCTGATATTGCAGCATTGGGTGATAGAATGGATGCAGCAGAGGATGACATTGACGCACTTGAGGATGGTCTTGCAGCAGAGATTGCTCGTGCAACTGGTGAGGAACAGCGTATTGAAGAGAAGCTTGACCGTGAGGTTGAACGTTCTACAACTGAGGACGATAACTTATGGGAAGCTTTGAGAGTAGAAGTCGCTCGTTCAACTGACAAGGATAATGAGCATGACAGAAAAATTGCAGAGGAAATACAGAGAGCAAAGGATGCAGAACATGCACTTCACGATGAAATCGTAGAAGAGACAACTGCTCGTATTTCTAGTGATACTGCACTCAATACAAAGATTGACAATGAAATAACACGTGCAACATCTGAGGAACAGAGAATTGAAACCAAGTTGGATAATGAGATTACTCGTTCAACAGAAAAGGATGAAGAGCATGATACCAAGATTAACGAGCTTAGAACTGACCTCACAAATGAGATTACTAATAGAACAAATGAAGATTTGAGATTAGAAGGTCTCATCCATGCAGAGGAAGACAGAGCTAAGACTGCTGAGAGTGCAATAACACATGCTCTTGAGGTAGAAACACTTGACAGACAGAATGGTGACAATACTCTTAACCAGAAGATTGATACCGAGATTGCTCGTGCAACATCTGAAGAGGCAAGAATTGAACGTGAGTTGAACACCAAAATTGATAACGAGATTACTCGTGCAATTGGTGAGGAACAGCGTATTGAGGGTAAGCTTGATGCTGAGATTGACCGTTCAATTAATAAGGACGATGATTTACAAGCTCAGATTAATGCTGAAGTTCTTGCAAGAACTGAGGGTGATAGAGATTTACGTATTGCAATCACAAACGAGGAAACTAGAGCAAAGGGTAGAGAAGACCAGATTGAAAACAATTTGAATCTTGAAACCCAGAGAGCGCAAGATGCTGAAGATGCTCTTAGCATTAGAATCGAGGCTGAGAAGGAAGCAAGAGAAACTGAAGATGAGCACATTTGGAGAGTAATCAGACCAATTGAGTTCTTCGATACAACCACAATACACAATGAAAGAGTTCGTAACGAGGGTGCAAATCCTGACGAGGTTAAACATAGTGTAATCATTGCTCAAGCTGATGATAATATCATCACAGCAAGTGATAGACTTGGTGGTTTGTATTCAACTGCAAGACTTGGATATAATCAGTCTGCTAACTTGTTGACAATCTACGGACCAGATAATAAGATTCTTAACAGTGTAACACTTGGTCCTGGTTCATTAATCAAGGATATTTCTTATGACTATACTGAGAAAGACTTGGTAATTACTTATCGTAGAGCTGGCGAAGAGGAAGATACAATCATGAAATTCCCAGTAGCTGATTTGTTCAATGAATGGGATGTTCAGAATCCATCTGAGAAGAGTGCTCTTGAATTGCATAAGGAAGACCAAACAACTGAAACAGGTACTGTTGACATCATTTGGGGTAGAGTTCTTATAACAGATGACCATGACGGTGACGGTAAACCAGACCAAGGAAGCGATAATATCATTGAAATTAGAAACAATGGACTTTATGCTAGTGGCTCTGCAATTACTGAATCAATAGGTATTTCAGAATGTACTAGGAATGAGCTTAAAGAAGTAGAAACAGCCGTTTTAGGTCATAAGGTTGACCAAGAATGTGGTAGTGGTTTTACATATACCCCAAAAGAGGGGGCTTGTTTCATCAGTGCCGCAACAGACATGTATGATGCAGATGTTATTCTTGACAAATATGTTTGTTCCGCACACACAAGAATTACAAATGTAGAGGAAGATGTCGATTGCTTATGGCAAGAGGTTAACATCACCCAAGAGAATGTTCTTGGTTTTACGATACCTCCTTGTGGAATCAATGCAGATGGTACTCCATATCATTACACAGGACATATTGATGCTTGCATAATCAGTGCAGCAACAAGTATGGATGATGCAGATGTACTTCTTGACAGAGCAATCTGCGGTGTAGGTGGAGATTTTTCTTGTATTAGTGCCGAAACAAAAATGGTTGAGGATGTACTTGGAGTCGTTGGTAACTGTGATAAGGTAATTAACTACCCAGCAAGCCAAGGTTGCTTGCTATCAAGCGCAACAACATTCGCACAAGCTGACTTGATTCTTGAGGAAGCTGTCTGTGCATTGATGAGAATGGCAATGAAGGGTAGTGAGAGACCTACAACATCTACTCAAGTAGTACAAGACCCAGTATATCCAGATGACCCAGATAAGAAGATGATTGCTGTTGATGTAAGATTATCTCATGGTAATGATACTGCTAGATGGCAAGAAGATGAGGATTTGGTAATCACTGATTATAATGGTGATTGCGTTGAAAGTGGTGATAGCGGTTGCGCATACTCAGAGTTCACTGATACAAACGTATTGAGAATTGTTGACTTAACTAGTCTAGGATTCGTTCCAGAATCTAAGTACAATGGTCTATTCTTGAGCAACGTTTGGGATTGCGGACAGTACACTGAAAACGGTGAAGGTACACCTTACGAAAAGTATATGATTGATGATTCTGCAACAGCAGAGAATTATTACGATAGAGTATACAGAAATGGTAAGAGATACCACAACGGATAAACTATATAAAAAAGGTTAGGAAAACTCCTAACCTTTTTTTGTTATTGTTCATTTCTATCAATGTAATCATATGCAATGTCATCGAATACGAATCCACCAGTTGATGGTGTCTTATTGGGTATTTTCTTAAAGTAAAGCCTCATATCAGAACCAAGTGTCATTATTGATGCTATTGCTGTTGGTAATTTACCTTCATTTTCAAAATCTTCCACATCTTTATTCGTGATTGTTTCCAAAGCATCAAGATATTTTTTGTTTTCTGTTTCAAACAGTTCGTTTTTCTCGTTTTCAACCTCTTTCAAGTGTTTTTGTACTAACGTATCCCAATCAATATTGCATTCTTTGACAAAAGGAGGCGTTTCATTAATTTTAACCCAAAACTCTATTTCTTTTCTTTCTGGGGTCATCAACGCCTCAAACGTATCTTGGTCTTCCTCTTTATTGGGATAACCACTTACCAATTTAGATTGTTCTTCCGTAAAGAAAAGTCTGTCTTTTGGGTTATTTATCAATATTTTACTCCTAATATCTGGGTGGAAACAAACCAACAATGGTGTTATTCTTTTGTTAAATTGGTCAATGTATTTCTCCACATTGTATTCCAACCCTTCATATTCACTGCAAAGAACGTCTTCCTCTTTATCAAGGATTTCATTTGGAACTAGTTTACAGTTAAGTATTATCTCATCCTCATCGAATGCATTGTTGCCATAATGCTCTTTTGCTAACTCAAGACGAGTTTTTTTTGAATCGACTCCAGCATCAGCAGCAACTTTTAAGTTTTCTTTGTATAATTTTTCAACCTCTTTTGTTATTTCAATTTTATCTCCATTCTCATCATATGCATAATAGTGTGTCACACGTTTTACATCAGAGTGTCCTTTTTTAGTGCCAGTGTTTATATAATAAATCGTATCACTCACATTAACATTGACGTTTTCCTTGATTACAAGTTCATACCAAGCTTGACGAGATTTTTTAGACCCAGCCTTAGTTAATGTTTTGCAGTCTGCGATGTAGTCCTTAATGGATTTCTTGATATTGCCCTTTGATGCTATGTCTTTAATTGGGATTTGGTAATTATATATCTTTTCTATGTAGTCATAGTAGTTAGATAGAAATTTATAGCCATTTCCCCTAAGAAGCAAATCTACTCCCTCATCAATAAATTTCTCAAGGTATCCACTCATCTTTCTAGATTTAATCGTGTTGCCAACTTTTTTGGTTGTACCATCTGGCATTAAGTCAGCATAATTTTTCCTAGCGAATTGAATACAAGCATCACAATATTCATCTATACCTAGACCATATCTTTGCACACCATTATTGTAGGTTGTATTTAGGAATAAATCTTCAAATTCTGCCACATCAGCCTCAACTCTAGTATATTTTGCCCCTTTTTTAACGTTTCTACCTAAACCTTTTCCAATGTAAGGATGGCTATTTGTATATCGGAAATCTTCTTCTTTTGGCATTTGGAAATTAAACCCATCGGTATCTCCAACAATCGGATTATAGCCTAATGTCTTGAAATGGTAAATCATTAGTCTAAGTAATTGCCTAGAAATGCAAGTTGTTTTTTCTGCTGCAAGAATATTACCCCAAGGGAATATACCAGGACTTCCTGCGCTTCCGAAATAACTATTACCTAATATTTTGAGAGGTAATTGTTTTTTATCGTTTCCGCTTTTTTCTGCTTTCCAATATGCGATTTCTTTCTTTATATGTTCTTTTTCTGCTTCATTTGTACATTTTGTTAGAATTTTTTTTAATTCGTCTGTTTTAACCCCAGCTTCGGCTTTAAGTTCTTTATATTTTTCACGTTGTCCAAGAACATAATTAAGCATCTTATTCAGCACATCCATTGCGTCCACATCATTATTAATGTTCCAAGTTAAAATCACAGATGGATAAAGGCTATTGTAATCAAGTTTAACAATTCTGTCAACGTATCCAGTTTTAAGCAAACGAGATAAACCTCCTGTAAATCTTTTGTTCGTTCCCAATGCTGGAATTGCAAGGTCATTTTCAAATGACCAAGCCAACATAATAAGTTTCCAAATGCCAGCTGTACCCATTGTACAAGCCCTTGAGAATGTAGTTGGAAGCATTTTACCAACTAGAAAGTTGGATTCGTTTAATCTATCTTCTACTTTATCTGTTTCCCAGAGGTCATCTAAAAGGTAACGTTCAACGATGTATCTTCCGCTTACAAGTTCATAGTTTGGCAATAACGGTTTTTTATCCGTTACTCTATACCAATCGCCATCAACATCTGAAAAACCAAATACTTTTTCTTTTATGTTCCAAGTTGATGTGATTTTATCTCCAGGAACGTATACTCTGTTTGGTTTTTTCAAGTTTAGGTATTTGGTTACATATTTCAAGTTTGAGGATTTCATATTAGAGTCAATTGCTTGCGCTCTTCGTGCAGCATGAAGTGAATCCAATACATTATGACCCCACATAATCGTAGGATAATAATACTCCACTTCTCCACCTAGTTTAAGAACCGCTTCTTTCTTTTTCTTATATATTGGGTGTCTGAAGTATTTTGTGGATAGTTCTGAGAAATCAACGCCTAATTGCTCACAACGGACGATGAGGAAATCCCAGTCAAAGTTTTCAGAGTTATGCCCAACGACTGTATCTGGTTTCAGTTCTGCCAATATCTTCAAGAATTCTTCGATTGCTTTAAGTTCGTTTCTGTCTAATTCTTCTTTTGTGTTACCTTCAACAGATAGAACTTTATCATATCCTCTATTAGAATGTATACCAATTTGTTCAATTCTGTGTATTCTAGGATTAAGACCTTGTGTTTCCAAGTCGAAGATGAATCTAAGCAATTGGTCATACGAATCATATCCTTTGAAGAGCCTACGCCCAGTTTGAATCATATATTGTTCGACTGGTGTAACAACCATATACTCTTTATTGGATTCTGTTGGTGTGCTAGTTTTTTTACGTTCTTGTATGGGAACACCGCCTTCTTGGAAAAACATTTGGAAAACCTTGTTTGACATTCTCCTAGTAGCATAGAAGAGGTATTTGTATCCATTTTCCAATCTCTCGTTTGGCTCTTCTCCTTCCTTGGATGTAATTAAGGCTTTAACGGAAATTCCGTATCTTCTCATTGTGCTTCTGAGTTTCGTCTTATTGCCATCGAAGAGCCTGATTGCTGCGCTGTGTTTAACCCAAGCAAAGGGTTTGAAATCATCTTTTTTAATGCGTTTGACACCTTCTTTGTCAACATAGATAATGCTAACTTGGTCTTCATCGAAAGCACATTCAATGTCTATAATGTGCTTCATTGGGTCATGTCCGTTGAGGAATGTGTTAACGACCTCGCTTGTAATTTCTCTCATTATTTGAATTGTTTATATCGTTATTGGAAGCTATAGACACACTAGGATGTCATCACTTCTTAGTTTTGTGCAAATATATGTTAAAAAAATCAAAAAAACAAATAAATTGAGATAAATATTATTTGTGATAAAAATCTATTTATATAATAAATAGAGAAAATATGTTGTGGTCAGCGCAAGAAATGAGCAAAAAGTTTAGGATGACTCTAGGCAAGAATATCTCTCCTAGGGCAATTCACGTATTTGCTGAAAAGTTAGGATACCATATGAAGCGTATTGGCGGTAAGAAGGGTTACGACCAAAGCTTATATACAGCCCTTACAAGGCATTTAAAAGAGTTATTGGACTACGATAGGCAACAGACAGTTAAAACGCCTCAGAAACCTCAAAAACAACCAAATTTAGGCGATTATTATACTTATAATGGCGAGAGGGATAACAATGACTATGAATGGGAGAAAAATGAAGGAATAATCAAACGTGCGATTATTGAATCAATAAACGAAATATTAGGAATTGACATATTATGATACTATATAGCTACAATAGCATAGGCTCAAAAATTATACACATTAATGAAAATCAATTATTTTCACTAAAAGAGGATGTTTATGCTAGCGGAAGGAAAGGAAAAAACAAAATTCAATTATCTTACAAGAAAAGAGCTTCATCTGCTCCAACCAAGAACTTTGGTACATTAAATCCTACAGAGCTTCTGAATACAGGTAAAATGGACCAAAATAACTCTGATACTTATGAAGTTCCATTAAAAGGTGGTATTATGTCTTATAATATTACATCAATTAGAGGAACTGAAATCATGCATTATTTCAAAAATAAGTTTGCCAAAATGGATATTGACCTTGATGGTGATGGACAAAAAGAAAGTTATGAATTGTGGATGGATGACCCAGAGTATAATGCATTTTTTACTCAGTTTTATGAAAAGGTAAACAATGTTGTGTCTTATGTAACAAATAAATTATATAAAGAATCTGATGGTAAAGTAAAGTTTAGTGGCGTTTCTATCTATCCTGTGTATAGTAGTAGTAACTTTAATGATATGGTAGCAACGCAGCTGCAAAATAAAGTTAAGCTCAATGGTTTACCAGTTGTGAAAATTAATATGAATTTATTTAGAAAAGATTTATCTAATCTGCAAAAAGATGAAGATTTTATAAATAAAAATAAAGGTTATTATTCTAGTAAAATGTTTAAGAGTGGAAATGATAACTCAACTCATGAACAATATATAGACAATGAGCTTAACAGATTTGGTAAAATTCAAAGTTTAAAGCCATTAATTGATGATTATAATATTGCATATGCACAATTAGATAGGTGTTATACTGTAAATAGAAAACAATATGGTGATAGGTTTGGTGAAGCTTTAGCTAGATTTTATAAAAATTTATTCGACAAATTTATTGCAATAGAAAATTCTATAAAGGGGATGCACAGAGATAAAATTTATAGTGCTTTAAAGGGAACTAAATCTCAAGTAGAGAAAAGAAAAACAGAAGATATATGGAGTATAGTAAAACCATATTTAAGAGGTTCTAAAGTAAAATCTATTCCAATGCATAAACTACAGTTACAAGATTTCCAAATTAAAAATTTAAGTAATGACATTAGAATGGGGATGAAAAATTATTTTGCATTGAACTCTGAGCTTGCTAAAGAAGAAATTGATAAAATAAAAGGCACAGTTTTTGTAATTTTTGACGATAACATTAGTGGAGGCGCAACATTATCTGACATATGTTTACAAGCAAAACAATTAGGAATAGAATATATAATACCAATTACATTTGGCGAAATGCAAAAAAAATATAATTTAGGTATTGGAAACCAAGTTAATAAACCATCTAAAAATGGAAATTTTGAATATTATTAAAAAAAAAAGAGTAGATACCACATCTACTCTTTTTTATTGGGATAATACCAATACAAATGAGGGTTTGTTTTGTCTCGTTGCCAATCTTCTTCAGTGTATTCTTTTTTATAATTAAGAACTATTTTTTCGCAATCATTTCGATACTTAGATTCTATATAGAATTTGTCTTCTTGGTCATCATAAACAATTGCTTCATTAAGCCAATCAGCAGTTGCTTGAGCATCTTCCCAGCAATTTTCTTGTAGTTTTTTATTTGATATTTTCATATATGTTGTTTTTTTTGCTTTTTTTCTTATCGTTTTTTTAAATTCTTTTGCCTCTTCATCAGTAGCTTCCCTTAAAGTTTCGTATTTTGGGGACATACCAATTCTAACGCCCATTTCAAAAGTGTGTTTGAACGCACCGTGCGATGTTTTTGCATAGATGGTTTTCTCTACAATTTCGCTATTTTTGTTTTCAAATTGGCATTTCCAATAACCATTTCTCATATTTTAAAAGTTTATATTATTATTCCTATATGCAAAGATACGAAAAAAAGTTTGAAAAACCAAATTATTTTGTATAAAAAATGTTAAACGGATTATATTTGTGCCAACTGCTATATTATTGCAATTCTTTATGTATTTTTATTTTAAAAAAACTATTTATAGTAAATTAGTACTAAAATTAAAAAATAAAACGTAATTTATAAGATTAATCATAAAAAAATTATGGGAAAAAGAATAAGACACTTAGAGTTCTATGGATATGCTGACCAAAACGTTTATATGGGCATACCAAACGTTGACTTGAGCGATATTCGTGAAACAAATAAAGAGCAAGATAAGGAAATCAATGCAATTTCTGGAGCTACAAGTGGAAAGGCTGATAAGATAACAGTAGATTCACTTAGTGGTAAGGTTGATACTTTCATGGATAAGCAAGATAAGATTAACAAGTGGCTTGCAAAGGGTATAAATAAGAATAGGGAAAGAATTGATAAACTTGAGTCTCGTGATAGAGAAATTACTGATAAAATTAATGAAATTGTTGATGATTTTAACCCTATCTATGATGAATTAGGAAATCTATCAAGTAAAATAGATTCAGTAGATGATAAATTAAACCAGCATATTTCACAAGAGTCAACTTTCGAAGAAGAAACAGACGCAAGATTAGATGCTTTGGAGAGTGGAAAAATTGGAAAGGAAGAAGCAGAAAATCTTTTCGCCAAAAAGTCTGATGTATATACAAAACAAGAGGTTGATGATTTAATTGGTGGAATTAGTGGCGATTATGCAACTGAGGAATGGGTATTAAGCAGAGGCTTTATAACTGAAACAGATGCTGATGCCAAATACGCAAGTAAAGCAAGGTTGAACGCTCTAGAGGATAGAGTAGGCGATATTCAGACCACATTGTACAACCAGTATAATGAGCTTAATAGCGACTTATCTCAATATAAGACAGTCACAAATGGCAGAATTGATACACTCTATAACAGAGTAGGTACGTTAGAGACAAAATGTGATAGGGAAATCGCAAATCTTCAAGAAGACATTGCTGAGTTAACAGAGGACGTAACAAAGAATAGCAATGACATTTACCAGATTAACAATGTTGCATTACCTAGCAAGACTGATAAAGCTGATTTTAATGCGCTAGAAAATAGAGTTAGCAATTTATCTGACAGTCTTAATAATAAGGTTGATAAAACCGATTATGAGAGGGATAAGGCTAGATTCGGTGTACAGTTAGATTCATTAGACAATAGAAAGGCTGACAGAACAGAACTTAGAGCAGTAAGTGGTTCAATTAGTGATGTTGCTTCTGATTTAGAGCAAGAAATAAGAGATAGAATAGCTGGTGATAACGCTCTTGGACAAAGAATAGATGATACCAATGGTAGAATTGATGACATAAGGGAAGAAAACATCGAAAGAGACGAAAAAATTTCTAACCTTAGAAGGGACTTAAACAAAGAAATCAATGACAGGGTTGAAGCCGATAATGCAATCATTGGTAGCGCAAGTGACAGAGAAGAGGACAATACCATTTATGGCGCTAAAAAATATGCAAAAAACGTTGCTAATAATGCTTTAAATGAGGCAAAAGCTTATACAGATGTTAAAGACAGTGCAGTTAGAGACTACGTTGATGAAACTAAAACTGACTTAGAAAGACAGATTACAGCAAAGGCAGATAAAGCTTATGTGAACGCTGTTAAAGCAGAAATTGAATCATCAATAGATAGTAAAATAGGCGAAGAAACATTACGTGCGCAGAATGTTGAGTCTTCATTAGCTAATGCTATCCAGCAAGAGACGTTAAGGGCCGTTGGTAAAGAAAACGTAATATCCAATTCTTTGGCGCACACATCAAATATTGTTAAAGCCCTTACAGATTGGGATGGTGATGACCGTAAAGACTATACTGATGAAGGAAATGGTATCATAGATGTAATGCACCGTGAAATACATGACATCGAAGAAGCTATTAGTGCCATTACAATAATTGGAGAAGGTATAGAAACTAGTAACCCACATGAGGTAGGATTCGGAACATATAATATAACGCATACAGGGTTGAATGATTCCGATAAAACTATGTTCACAATAGGTGTCGGAAATTCTAGTTTTGAAAGAAAAAATGCAATAGAAATCAGGAGAAATGGTGACATTTATATGTGGATTGAAGGGGAATACATGAAAATAAATAACCTTCTTGCAATGCTTGCGCATGAAACTTATTAAATAAAATATTCAAACAATATTAGACAATGGGAAAATACAGAATGTACGAACCTTGGGGATACCAAGAGTCAAATTATTATGTCAGTAAAAAATCTGCCGTAGAAGATGATTTGTCTGAAAGTAAAAAAAATGATAAGCAAGAACTAAAAGACATCGAAGACTTAAAAAAAGATAAAATAGATGGGGTGTCTTATAAAAAAGATGAAAATAAAATAGTCTTTTTAGCTAATCAAAAAGAAGTTGCATCAGTTGATACTACAGATTTTGTTAAAGACGGTATGATTGAGTCAGTTGAACTTGATGGTACTGTACTTAAAATAATTTTCAATACTGAGTCTGGAAAAGAAGAAATAGATGTCGATTTTAAAGACATCATTAGTGGAGGCACTTTTTATACAAAAGATGAGGTAGATTCAAAACTTGATGAAAAAGCAGATAAGTCTGACATTCCTTCAATGGATGAATATGCTAAAACTGCCGATGTCCAAACAGAAATTGATAATGCAGTATCTGGAAAAGCAGATGCATCTGACGTTTACGAAAAATCTGAAGTTGACGCAAAACTTGACGAAAAAGCAGATAAATCTGACATACCTTCACTTGACGGATACGCTAAAACAGCAGATGTACAAGCAGAAATTGAAGGAGCAGTGTCAGGAAAAGCAGATTCATCTGATGTTGAAGCAATAGAAGCCCAAATAACGCCAATTTCAAGCGACATAACAGCATTAAAGGGCAAAGATGACGAATTGCAAGCAGCAATAGATTTAAAGGCTTCACAAGCAGATTTTGAGGCACTTTCAAGCAATGTTTACACAAAGCAAGAAAGCGATGACAAATTCTTAACTGAGCATCAATCATTGAGCGGATATGCAACAGAGGCTTGGGTCGGTGAACAAGGATTCTTGACAGAACATCAAGACATTTCAAATCTTGCAACAAAAGATGATGTTGAAAGTGGATTGACAGATTTGTGGACATCATTAAATTTGGCAGCAGAAAAGATTGAGACTAAAGCAGATGCTGATGTTGTTTATACAAAAGACGAGGTTGATTCAATGCTTGCAGAGAAGCAAGTCGAGATTGATGCCATTAAGACTGATTATAAAAAACTTAAAGAAATAGTAGGAGACCTTGGTGGTGCTGTTGAATATAGCGTACCAGCTGATGGCAAACTCACTGATATGCTAAAGAAAAGTGGTATAATCAAACTTACTGAAGATATTGAGAGCAACACCTATACTGGCGGCATAACATCAAAGAACATCACCACTTTGAATCTCAATGGTAAAACCGTTACTACAACTGCCAATACCACAACCAATCCATCAATTATGGTAAGAGGAACACAGCAGTTCACTATCCAAGGTGGTGGTACATTAAATGCAAATGGTCATATCGCTATCGAGGCAAATGGTGAGGATGCCGTGATTACTCTTGGTGGAACAGCATTCGGCATACCTACATATGTTACCAATAGAGAGGGTGAGTTAATTTACTGTTATCTTGGCACAATTAACATTACCAATGGCGTGTTCAGAAATGACAATGAGAACAAGAAATTCTTATTGAATTGCTATGATGCAAACTATCAGAATGGTACGGCAAAGATTGTTGTAACTGGTGGTAAGTTCTATGATTTCGACCCAGCAAATAACACTTCTGAAGGAGAAGGTACATCTTACGTTCCTGAAGGATATGTATCAGTCGAAAGCACTGAAACCATTGATGGAGTGGAACATACAGTTTACACGGTGAAAAAAGGATAAAAACGAAATCATACTCTAATATTAAAAATGCAGTCAAAAATGGCTGCATTTATTGTTTATTATTGATATTTATATAATAAGAAAACAATTATTAAAATTATGAAATATTTAAAGAAATTTGAAAATCATGCTTCTTATGAAGAAGCTAGGCAAAATTAAATTTTGCCTAATGTAAGTCTATGTGTAGCTGAAAATGAGGTACATTATAACCCTAAGAAAGCTAAGTTGTTTGACTATTTGTTCAATGACGGAACATTTGGAGCAGACATTGTTGCTGGTAAAACA